AAAATTATAAACCCACAACTATTATATACTTTAATTTTAATAGCTTGGATGTTATTAGGGGTTTGGAATATTACTATAATTACAACTTGGTTTAAGAATCAATTTTATTACATCCAGAACCTGGAATATACTACCAACCTTAATCACATTATTTTTAACAACAGGTTTGTTGGAAGTGGTTTTAACATTTAATTTGGCACTAAATTCATCTCCACTAAATCGGATAGTTCCTAACTCACATTTCAAACCATGCTTTGTTTCAAAAGCTTTAATTGTTTCTTCAAATGATTTCCTTAATTCTTTTAAATTTGATCTGTCGAAATTAGTTATTTTCATCTTTTTTTATTTTTACGTCGTAAATATACAACCAATCCCTCAGATAACCAAATTTATTGTTGTGTTTTTATTTAATCTCATTTATTGCTTACCAATAAACTATATTTTGTAGCGCGTTGATTATTAATGTGATTAAGGTTGGTAGTATATTCCAGGTTAAAAGGACATGTTATAAAGTGTTGAGTATTGAGAACAAGGGTAAATATAATATTTCAACAATTACTGATTCAGGAAAACGTTACGCTGTACCAAGTTCATTTTTAATGGATGGAACTGATGTTACCAGTAATAAAATGATCCAATCCAGGTTTAGCAATGCAAAATCTGTAATGGCATCATATTTGAATGATTAAGTAAAATAATTACGTAAGGGTTCTTACGTAAGAAGATTACGTAAGAGGAAATTACGTAATTACGTAAGAAGAATTAAGTAAAATAGATTACGTAAGAGAACAATTACGTAAGAGGATTAAGTAAAACAAAATTAAGTAAAATATAAATAACAATGGAAGAATTAACAAAAAACATTTTAAAAAGGGTATTTAAAGATGAAACCAAATCCAACATCAAAATTGTGAGTGATGTGCTTTTATTAAATACAGATAATAATACACGAGCAAATTTAATATGTGAACATTTGGATATTGAAAAAAGGGAGAATCGTTGGAATATTCGTACTTATCTTGATAACCAGGGTATCAATTAATTTGGATACCGTAATTCCCTATCGTATATTTACGGCATAATAAAAATTATAAACCCACAACTATTATATACTTTAATTTTAATAGCTTGGATGTTATTAGGGGTTTGGAATATTACTATAATTACAACTTGGTTTAAGAATCAATTTTATTACATCCAGAACCCAAACCAACCTAAAACATCACTCAAATGGCAATCAATATATGAATTCATAAGTATAATTACTATAATGTTATTTATTTATTTAACAACCAAAATATGATAGAAGATAAAATAGTACAATATCTGATTGATAATCCAGACCATATTTTACACTATTTACAAATGGCATTTATAGGGGGTCAATTAAAAGGATTAAATGATGCAAGACACATTTATGACCCATTATCTGTTATTGAAGATAAACCTGATTTTACTGAATGGTTATTAATTGAAAATTATAAATTAAGATAGATAAAAAGCCAAAGATGTACTACGAAGAAAAACAATTTTATGGTTATTGGTATTACAGAACCACACCCAAGGGTGATTGGAAACCATTTTCAGACGACCAATATGCGATGAAGGGATTAAAATTAATCGAACACAAACCAAGTGATTATTGGGTTATTAGGTTTACTGGGTTTGAAAACAAATACCATAATAAATTAAACGAATTTATCTATAAATGAAACACGTAATTAAACACCTTAACAAACGACATCACCACGATGATTTTTCATTTAAGAGTTTTTTAATCCAAATGTTAGCAACCATAGTAGGAGTTTTGGTTGTGGCTGGGATTTTTAAATTGGGTGAGTGGTTGGGTTTGGTTAATTGAAATATGTTTTTTACCCGTCTTGAAGTGTATTAAAACTCGAAACGAAATAAGATAATAGATGGTTATGATTTGGTGATATATACCGCATATATACGTTAGGGTATCCCACGTGCGCTGATGTCAGTCGGATGCGGGGAGGGTGTGGAAAAGGGACTTGAGGTAAACCTCTTACCCTTACACCCTTTTAACCCATCCAAAAGGTATATACAAAAGATAACAATACATAGAAATATATACTTATATACGAAAATGGTTGGAAAATTAAAAAAAACATTGTATATTGAACGTAATGAAAATAGAAGATTTATATTAATTATGGAAAATAAACAGAAAACAGAAACAATAGATTATTTTGAATGTGAAAGATGTAATCATTCTTCTGAGAATATTGAAAACCTGATGTGCCCTTGCCCCAGAGGTAGTTGTGAGGCAGAATTTATGGGAAAAGTAATAATAACAAGAAAAATTATTAAAACAAATGCAAATTAGATATCAAACAAATTTAGATCATTATTATGGTTCAGATTTTCCTCAATTAGACATTGGAATAATCCCACGTAAAGGGGAAAAAGTTCATGTTTTGCCTGAATGTGCAGGTAGATTAATGGATTTGAACTTACCTACTTGTTTAGAAGTATATGATGTTGATTATCATCATAATCGTGTAGTAATAGAACTTTGGTATTCTGAAATCCAAGTACAGATGTTAAAAATGAATAATAACTTTTTGAAATAAATTTATAAAAAATGAAAAAATTAATTATTATAGTATTATTACTATTAACTTCATGTGATTATGCGTTAGTAAGTAAAACTAAAACTGAAGAACAAATAACTATTGCTTTAGAAAAAGCCTATTTTGAAGGTCAAAGAGATGCTATTAATGGAGATATTAGAATTAAACTCTCAAAAGATAGTGTTTACAATTGGATTAAAAGCCCTTGGAATGAAAGTACTAAACCAATATATAATCCAACTTATTTAGATACTAAAAATTAAAAATTATGTTACAAGATCCAAACGTAGGAAGAGCAATTGAAAAAGCAACTAGGCCTTTAATTAAAAAAATTGAAAAACTGGAAAAAGAATTGGGGTTTGTTAAAAACCATGTTAAATTCTTATTCCGGGAAGAAGGTGAAGATTTAGAAAATGAATTTGAAAAATTATGAAATATATATGTACTAATTCTTTTGACTCCCAAAATGGGAAAGTATATTCTTATGGGAGAGAGATTTCTTCATCTGAATATAATGATTTATATTATTCTGAACAGGATAATTTTGAGGAAAGTGACGAAGATGATGATTCTCTTTTAGAAGATATTGTTGGAATTGGGTTAGGAGTAGCTATTTCATCTTTACTTGATAATGATGAAGATTCAGATGATAGTTCAATTATTGATGATATTGGTGGTTTATTTGGAGGAGGTAAAAGTGGAGGTGGTGGTGCAGGTGGTAGTTGGTAAAAATATAATTTGGAAAATTAAAATTTTGGTTGTATATTTACACCATGAAAAATGAAATAAAAGTTAATGAATTGGTTTTTTTAGATAATACCCCAAACCGAAGGGGTTGGAGGGTAATGGTTAAATCCTTTGACAAAAAAGAAGCCACTGTTTATGACCAAATGGACCCAAGTAAAACTTGGAAAGTAGAATTAAAAAGATTATCACCTATAGTAAAATAAATGGGAATTCTTAAAGAAGTTTTATTGTATGAGGATATTGGAACTAGACTTCATAATTATTTTCAATCAAAAATTGATATATTAGAAAAAGAAGGAAAAATTCCAATAATAGTGGGGGGTGCAACAGCTCAAGAAATTGGGTGTACTAAAAATAAACAAAATATTTATGTTAGTATAGGGGATGATGAAGATCTTATTTTTATGAGTGAAGAAGAATGGGAAAATATTAAATAAACAAAATAAAATATAAATTATGTTATTAGCAATCGCAATTATTAGTGGAGTAAATTATTTATTTTCTTTTTTAAAAAATTTAGAAAATGGAAGATGGGATGTTAATGTATTAACAGCTTCTATTTTAGTTTTATCAACGTGGAATAGTTGTTTACCATTATCAATTATTATGATGTGTGTTACTTCATTAATAGGAATTATTGGGGCTATTTATAATGAAAAATAAATTTGGTTCCCCAAATCCCTTGTTGTATATTTACGACGTAAAAAAATAAAAGTTATGATAAATTTAAAAAACACAAACCCTCTAACTGAGGATGAGATTAGGAGTAAAGCTCCATCTGTATTTACTGAAATTGGTTCACCTTCAACCACTTCTGAAAAGTATTGTCATATTTCAACCTCAAAAGTAATTGAGGATATGGCTTTATTAGGTTGGAATGTAACTGATGTAAAAGAAGTTAAAGCTCGTAAAGATGAAAATAAAGGTTATCAAAAACATTTAGTCATTTTTCGTAATGATGATATTATTATAAATGGAGAAGATAATGATACAATTTATCCTCAAATTTTACTTACAAATTCTCATGATGGTAAAAATTCATTTATATTTACAGCTGGTTTGTTTCGTTTGGTTTTGGGAAATGGGTTGGTTTTGAGTGAGCAAACCTTTGAAAATATGAAGTTACGTCATTATGGATATACTTTTGAGGAATTACAAAAAATAATAAATCAAATTACTGAAAAACTTCCACTAACTGTTGAAAGTTTGAATAAATTCAAAGAAACCATTTTAAATCAAGAACAATGTGTTGAATTTGCTAAAGAAGCAATAAAATGCCGTTTTTCAGAAGAAGAAATAAATCGTATCGAAATTGATTATGAAGATTTATTTTCACCTGTTAGGAAAGAAGATGAAGATATGAATCTATGGAATGTATTTAACGTAGTTCAGGAAAAAATAATTAATGGAAAATTTAATTATAATTATGGGGTTAAACTTAGAAAAGCTCGTAAAATTAAAAATTTCAAACAAGATATGGTTGTGAATGAAAAATTGTATTCTTTGGCTCTTAATTATTGTTAAAATTATGAAAAACTTTTTAGTAAACAAAGGTTTTGGTTGGATGATTTTCTTTATTATAATGATTTTATCCGTTATTTTTCATGAACTAATCCCTTGGGTGGTTTTTATTAGAAAATTATTTTTTATAAGTGCTGTTTTATTTGTATTTTTCTTTATGGCTTGGGTGAAAAAATCATGATAACACAAGAAGATATAAAAGAAATTATAAATCAACATGAAAAGGAACACGATCTTCATTTTATGCCTTTTGTAAAGGCTCACATAGAAGAAATTGTAAAAAAATCTTTGAACTTTTTAAATGACAAAATAAATGAAACCAGTAGAAATACTAACAATCAAGAATAAGATTCCTCTTTTTAAGGGGGATGAAGAAGCTAATGCTATTGAACTTATTCAACTTGAAGAAGTTGGATTTGAGATTGTGGCACAAAAAGGATTATATGATATTGGAGATAAAGCTGTTTATATCCAACCCGATTATTCTTTATCTGATATTCCTCTTTTTGAATCATTTTTAAGACCACAAGGAGATCCTAAGAAATCAAAATTAGGTTCAAGCAATCGTATTAGAGCTGTTAAATTTAATTTACATCGTGGAGATGGTTTGCCTGTTTATTCATTAGGAATTTTACTTCCATACCATGAAGTTTATGATTTATTTCCTACAAAGGGTTTTGGTTATGAAAGAGATACAGATGTTGATTTAACAGAATTATTAGAAATTACCAAATGGGAAGCTCCTGATAATTCTGGTTCAGGTTTAAATACAGGAAGATCTACTAATTTCCCTTCAGACATGTATCATACTGATGAAGAAAATATAAATAATCTTTGGAATAAAATTTATTATCCTATTACTTTAATAGGTTCTGAAAAATGTGATGGGAGCAGTATTTCACTTTGGTATAAAAGAGGAGAGAGTGGTATTTGTAGTAGAAAATTGGGGAAACCACTCACTTGTAAAAAAGTAGTTGGGAGAGAAAAATTAAATTTTATTTATAAATTTATAAATTGGTGTGTTGATTATAAACCAGACCTAAACATTTATAATGAGGTTGAAAATGATGATGATTTTGTTAAAATTGGGAAACCTTATTTAGATAAATTGGTTGAATTTTGTAAAAGAACAGGACAAGATTTTGTTTTGAGGGGGGAATTAAATGGAGAAGGATTAAAGGGATCAGGAAATAAAAATAACCCTGATGTAAAAAATAAACCAAATATTAAATTTTTTGGATTGGACAATTATGTTGGATTTTCAACAAAAGAACCTGAAAAATATTTTAATTGGATTGTTTGTGATAAATTAGGATTTACAAGATGTAAAGTTGTGTTTAATAAAACATTTAATTCAAAAGAAGAATTATTGGAAGAATGTAATAATTATTTCAAAGATCATATGATTGAGGGAATAGTTGTGAGAACATTAGACTCACAATTTTCAGCTAAAATTATGAACCTAGAATACGATTCCAAAAAATAATCGGGCAAAATATAAATAAATATATTATATTAACGTTATGAAACTAAAAAAATCTGATAAGAAGGTAATTGACTGTTTAGTTATGTATCATATCCACTGTTATTACCATAATGGAGTTGATGTATCTAAATTTGGAGAAATACGTAAAAAAATAAAAAAATGGTATAAACGTCAAAATTATATATGTAAATAATAAAATTGTTCCTTTCGTCTAGCTGGTTAGGACGGCACTGCGCGCAGCAAACATGGGTTCGAATCCTCTAAGGAACACAAATAAACAACAAAAAAAAATATGCAAAATCCAAACACAAAACCAACAAGAGAAACTGCCATTAATGATTTAATTTTTCTTGAATCAGTAAGAGATGAAATGTATAAATATCATCCTTCCAACCCAAACAAAGTTTCATTAATACAATCATATAATGATGTTTTAAAGGAAATTGAACAACAAGAAAAATTAATAGAAACATTATCTTAATATATTTATAAGATAATAAGCTACAGTGGCGAAATGGTGAGACGCGATGGGCTTAAGACTCATTACCCTTTGAGGTGAACACTGTCGGTTCGAGTCCGACCTGTAGTACTAATAATAAATTTGTCCTCTGAGGTTGGAAAACATTATTAATTAGGTTCGAGTCCTAGGTTGGGGTTAATACCAATTATCCCTGACATTAATGCAACATTTATTATTTATGCCCTTATCGTATAATGGATATTACAAGGAACTTCTAATTCTTTAATATTGGTTCGATTCCAGTTAGGGGTACTTGAGGTGTGATTAAATTAAATATTTAAAATGGTCCTCAAATGAGTTTTAAGGGAAATTCTCAGAAAAAAATATCCCTATTTGGAAGCGCGCAATTGACTGAGCTTATCCGTCTTGAAAACGGTGATGGTTGTAAAAGGCCGTGTAGGTTGGATTCCTATCGCTTCCGCAATTGGTTTTACTGGGTAGTTTCCTGATCAAAAAACGTCCCACCTGGTAGGATACTCAAATGGTAAAGAGGACAGTTTGCTAAACTGTTAGGAGCCTAAAAACTTGCGTGAGTTCGATCCTCACTTCTACCACTTTTATTGAATATTGTAATTTTTAATGGAAGAAAGATATGGGATAATATTTATAATTGAATAAAATAAAATTATAAATGAATATAACAAAAATTTATCTTATAACTAATTGTTATGGAGATCCTAATAAAGTTTATATTGGGAAAACAAAAAAGAAATATGGTAGAAAGGGATCTCATAAAAAAAGATTTGGTAAAGAAATTATTTATACTTATATAGATGAATTAAATTCAATAGAATCCAAAGATTGGAAACCTTTAGAATGTTATTGGATTTCTCAATTCAAAGAATGGGGGTTTGAAATAATGAATAAAAATGAAGGTGGAAATGGAGCAGATTTTCAAACTAAAGAATCAAATGAAAAAAGAAGTAATGCTTTAAAAGGTAAACCTAATTTAAAAAACAGGATATTAAAACCATATCAAAATAAACCAATATTACAATATGATTTTGAGGGAAATTTTATAAGAGAATGGAAATCAATAACTCATGCAAGTAAATATTTTAAAATTGGAACACAAAATATAATTCATTGCTTAAGAAATCATCAAAAAACAACTAATAATTTTGTATGGAGGTATAAATTAAATAATTTTTACCCTTTAAAAGTAGATAAAATTAAAAATTTTTTATTTCAATATAATAAAAATGGGGAATTTATAAAAAAATGGAATAATCAAATAGAAGTATATAAAATATTAAAAATAAATAATATTAATATTAGTAATTGTATAAAAGGAAGACAAAAAACTGCTGGTGGGTATATTTGGAAATATGAATAATTTATATTATATTTAAGACATGAAATACATTTGTATAGGGGATATTCACGGGAAAAATATTTGGAAACAAATTGTTCAAAAAGAACAAAACGCAGATAAAATAATTTTTATTGGAGATTATTTTGATTCTCGTGATAATATTTCAGGTACTCAACAACTACATAATTTTAAAGAAATTTGTGAACTTAAAAAATCAAATCCTTCCAAAATAGTTTTACTAATTGGGAATCATGATTTTCACTATATAAATGGTATTGGTGAACAATATTCAGGTTTCCAAAATGGATTTCAATGGGATTTTGGAGATGAAATACAACATGCTATGAATAATAATCTTGTACAAATGTGTTTTGTTCAAGATAAATTTTTATTTATTCATGCTGGAGTTACAAATACTTGGGTAAGAGAAAGTTTAGGAAATGACGTGGATTTGGAAAAAAATATAAATGAATTGTTTAATTTTCAACCAAGATTTTTCAAATTTACTTCTGGTAAATCCCATTCCCCTTATGGTGATGATATTTGCCAAACCCCAATTTGGGTAAGACCAAAAAGTTTGTTGAGTGATGCTGTTGAAGGATTTATACAAGTAGTAGGACATACAACTCAAGATAAAATATTAGTGAATAATCACCATAGTTTGATTTTGATTGATACACTTGGTACTTCTGAAGAATATTTGGTTATTGAAAATAATACTCCAAGAGCAGAAAAATTGGGTTGGGAAGAAGAATATCAAACTCCTATAGATCATTCTACAAGGATTATTGATGTTGAAAAATCAAGATATAAAGTAAAAGAAATTAAATAAACTTGGTTATCTAATTTTTCTTTCGTATATTTATATATAATAAAATTGCGGGATGGAGCAGTGGTCAGCTCGTGGGGCTCATAACTCCAAGGTCGTGGGTTCGAATCCCACTCACGCTACTAAAAATTGTGCGGTGGACTAGTGGTTTAGGTCGTCTGGCTCATAACCAGAAGGAATGAAAGACGTGGGTTCGAATCCCACCTGCGCAACTAAATTATAGAAGTAAATTGCACCTGCTGCAAGCGGTATAAAGTAAGGATCACAACTTAACTGGTCGTAATTTGTTTTAGTATAATTGTGAGTACTAGAACCTATAATTTAAATCGCCTCTTTAGCTCAATTGGTAGAGCTATAGTTTTGTAAACTATTGACGTGGGTTCGATTCCTACAGGAGGAGCAATGAGATTAAATGGATAAATCTTAGCTTGTTTTTTGGTGTTTTACTGTATAAAATACCACCTACATTCCTATTGCTACCGTATTTGGAGTGTATAAATGGGTAGATTGTTTTTTTAGAGAGAGGTTTCAACAGTAAAGAAACCCTAACAAAAGAGGTAAGACTCAAAGTAAAATCTAGTTTGTAAATCCTAACAAAACGAACAGGTATTAATAGCTATTTGATACCTGTAAATTGCAGGTGACGCATAAATGGTGGTGCGCTAGCCTTCCAAGCTAGAATAGACTCAGTTCGATCCTGAGTATCTGCACAAAATAAATTTGGAGAAGCAAATTCTCTTATTTATATTGACGTATAAGAAAAAATAAGGGTTCACGAGCTCATTAAGCATAACGGAACCCTTTAAATTCTTTAAATAGAAAATTATCCATGCGAAGGAGTTGGAATATTGTTGTTGGGGAACCTTAAAAAGAACCAACAACATTTTCCAAATAAAAAATAAAAACATAATACGTATAATAAACATGAAACGAATTCATATACAATATCAACCCATTAATTGCTTTTGGCTTAATCCAGTGAAGGAGGATGCTAGAGGGAGGGCTATGTATATGAAATAGATAAAAATATTACCTATGGATTACAGAGCCCAACCCTAAAAAAGTTGGGTTTTTTTGTTTTATAAGTTCTTTGACATATTGAAAAAAAACATATACTGGAGGGTTATTTTAGTTCATAGTCTTTCTTGGAGATATACATATTTATAATAAAATGAAGATTTGTATTAAATGTAAAAAAGAAAAAGATAAATTTGATTTTAGTAAAAATAAAAACAATAAAGATGGATATCAAAATTATTGTAAGGAATGTAGAAGAGTAATAGATAATAACAGAATAATTCCTCCAGGTAAATATGCAAAAACAAATAAAATAAGAAACGAAAAAATAAAGGAAATTATAATTGAAATAAAAATTAATAAAGGGGGTGTTTGTAAAAAATGTAATGAAGGTAGATTACATATATTAGATTTTCATCACATTGATGGAAGTATGAAAGATGGGTTGGTGAGTAAATTTTTATATTATTATGGACCTAAAAAATTAGAAATAGCAATAAAAGAAGCAGATAAATGTGAATTACTTTGTGCAAATTGTCATAGAGATTTTCATTATTTAGAAAGAGAAAAAAACATAAATATTAAAGAATACTTAAATTCGGGAAGTGACTAAGGATAAAGCTTCTGGCCTCTGGAGGGTTGGAATAGTGGATTCAATTTCCACCTTCCCGACAAAATAAATGCGTTCGTAACTCAATTGGATTAGAGTATCTGACTTTTAATCAGAAGGTTATGGGTTCGAGTCCCTTCGGGCGCACAAAATATATCCGCGTAGCTCAATGGTAGAGTACCTCCCTGATACGGAGTCGGTTAATGGTTCAAGTCCATTTGTGGATACAAATAAAAATGGGGATGTAGCTCAGAATGTAGAGCACTGGTCTGAAGAGCCAGGTGTCGTGGAGTCGTAACCACCTTCCCCGCAAATTAAAATGAATACTTGACTGAGTGGTTAAGTGCTCGTCTGCAAAACGAGTTAGAAAGGTTCGATCCCTTTAGTATTCTCAAATATTGCCCATTAGTGTAATCGGTAACACAGTTGGTTTTGAACCAAAAGAGTCTACGTTCGAGCCGTGGATGGGCAACAAAAAATAAAAATACTCCTTTAGCTCAATTGGAAGAGCGGCATCTTTACATGGTGTTGGTTATAGGTTCAAGTCCTATAGGGAGTACAAAAATTGCCGTTATTGAGCAGGTGGTGGGCTCAGCGCGCTGTAAACGCGTCTCGAAAGACTTGGAGGTTCGATTCCTTTTGGCGGCACAAAATTGTTTCCTTAGCTTAACTGGATAAAGCGCTTGGCTACGAACCAGGAGATTACGAGTTCGAATCTTGTAGGAAACTCTAAAAATACGTATGTGGTATAATGGTATTACACGGGTCTCCAAAACCTAAGATGAGAGTTCGATTCTTTCCATACGTGCTATTTCGGTTGGAAACCACAAATATTTGTTGTATATTTACGCAATGAAAAATACAGAAAATAAATGGCCTGAAGAATTAGAAGATGATTTTAATTCAACTAGTAATTATTTATTTGATGGATTATGTGGGGAATTTGAAAGTAAAGTTGAGTTTGATAAAGGATATTGGTGGACTGTTAGTAGACCACAATATAAAGCTCAATCATTACATAATAAAAGATTAGATTAAATTGCGTTTTTAAACACATAAAATATTTAACCAATGAAGGTATTTAAAACAATAGACGGATGTATTATAGACGTTGTAAAACACACATTAGACGTATTAAATACACATCCCGACGTAGAAGTATTTATAGGAACTGATTCACAAAATTGTGGTTACTATACAAAATATTCTACTGTTATTGCTTATAGATATGGACATAGAGGAGTACATTATATTTTTAATGTTGAAAAGGTAAATAGAATAAAAGATATGTGGACTCGATTGTGGGATGAAGCAGTAAGATCAATTGAAATTGCTGATTGGTTTACTGAAAAAATTAAGTTGAAAGTCCAAATTGATATGGATTATAATGAAGATAAGTTTGCTGGAAGTAATAAATTAATTTCAGCAGCTAAAGGATGGGCAACATCAATTGGATATAAAGTAAATACAAAACCACAATGTTTAATAGCTTGTAAAGCAGCTGATTATCATTGTAGATAAAATTTTCCTGATGAAGGATAGCGGTTGGTCTCAAACCAAAATAAATGAGATAAATATTGTTTGGGGAGTTGAAGGAGCTGAGTTCACTCCCCTCACGATAAGGAAGAAATGGAAGCCTTATATTTGCTAGTTTGATAGGGCAAGAAAATAAACTAGTGTGGTGGATATAACCTGTTAGTGGTAACAGACCTCTCTGTGAAAGAGGAAGCTTAGCTATGCGAGTTCAACTCTCGTTATTCACCCAAAATATGTGAAGGGAAATTTGGAGAAGCAAAATATTTGTTGTATATTTATGACATAAAGATATTAAAAATGCGGGTGTGTTGGAATGGTAGTCATGATAGTTTTAGAAACTATTGCGAAGTAATAGTAGCGTGAGAGTTCGAGTCTCTTCACCCGTACGATGGTCAGTTAGCTATATAAACTCCCTATAAGTAGTAAATTAGCAAATTTTGGTCATTAGCTTAATGGTAGAGCTAGAAACTGTTAATTTCTAAGGTGAGAGTTCGAGTCTCTTGTGGCCAGCAAATTTAGAGAGTAATTAACTCTATTTTTACCTTTTGGTTGATCACCTTAAGGTTAAGTGATATGGTGTAACTCGGTTGCACGCCCCCACGTAGGGGAAGTGAGGTTCGAATCCTACATTCACTGCAAATTTTTAAGGGAAATAATCCCTTAATTATTAGATATAATATGAGTGACTACTTATTATATTGACCCCTAAGATCTAGTCAACCTTAGGTTCGCAAAAGTCGTCTAATTGGATAGGACGCCTCATGGGAGGAAATTTGGGTTCGAACCCCAACTTTTGTACGGTTTTTAGCTATAATCAATAGGGGTTGCAAACCCTATTTGCGTATTGGGGCAATTGGCAGCTCGTTCCCGCGAAAGGGAAAGGTCACGTTCGAGTCGTGGTACGCCACAAAGTAAAATGTCAGCGTCATCTAATGGCTTAGGATAGTTGGTTTTCAACCAAAACATGGGAGTTCGATTCTCCTCGTTGATACAAGGTAATGTTGTAAGTACACTCCAATTAGTAGGAACTTTCAAATTGGGTCATTGGTGAAGCTGGCTATCACAGTACTCCTGCAAAGTACAATCACGGGTTCAAAGCCCGTATGTATCCACAAAAACGTTTCAGGGGCTGCTTGGCTGTGGCCGTCGCACTGTCTATGCGAATATCAGGTGGGTTCGAATCCCACTGGGACGGCAAAATGGGTAATAAAAGGGGAATTAAAACTCGACGGAGAAAATAAAAATCCAAAATAAAAATCCCATCTACTTAAGTATACTTGTGCACAAAGAATGCTTGTAGTTTCTGGAGTTAGCTCAGTCTGGTAGAGCAGTGGGGGTGCCCACGTGTCATTGGTTCAAATCCAATACTTCAAACAACTTTTATTTTTACAACTTTTGGTAGGGGATGAATAGGCCCCTACCAAATTAAAATTGGGCCTCTAACACAACTGGTAGTGTATCATTCTTATAAGATGGAGGTTACAAGTTCGAATCTTGTGGGGCCTACCATTTTATTTTTATATATCTATTGGTCACATTAGGGTTCGAGTCCCTAGTTCTCTACAAATTCTTTACTTAACTTGATATTTATTAATATACAATGTTAAGTCCTACAACACTTTTTTCAATATTTGAAGAAAAACCAATTGAAGAAATAATTCCTGTTTCTGATGGAAATTCTGTTCCTGTCCCTTTATTAATTAAAATTTTTAAAAAACTAATAATAAATCATATTAAATTTTCTGATAGTTTAGTATCTTCATTAATTAAAAATAGTTATGAATTAGGATTTGAAGATGTTTCAAGAGCTGGATTTTATATTGTTTATAATAAAGCTTATAATTGTATTTCTAAAATAGATATAGAAATTGAGGAAAATATTAATCATTTAAAATTACTTAATAATGAAAATGATTTAGAATATTGTTTGGATAAATCAATTGAATTTTTTTCCTGGTATGAGGAATATGAAAAATGTTCAACTCTTCAAAACATCTTAATATCTTTTCAACTTCTTCCTTTTTAAAGTAGGCAATATAATTAAAATTCCTTATTTTCTATTTACGGGTCTTGGAAATGGAAATAGGGGGAGAAAAGGATTGAATAAAAATAACAAATAAAACATCAGAAAAAATAAGTTAGGCAATACATGGATAGGTCTATATATTGTAAAACACAACATATAATTTTATGAGAAACAGAGATTTAGTAGTTAAAAAATTAGAACAATTAGATTCAAATCTAACCAGAATTGAATATTACATTAAAAGACAAGGTTCACCAGAAGACATTTATTTAATTATAAATGAATCTAAGGAAAAAATTGAACAAACCAAAGACATTATACAACAAGAACCATTCTCTCCGAATGAGATTAATCCTTTAAATTAAAAATATGAGTTTAACAGCTGAAAAAATTCTTGAAAATAGAAATTGGATACACGAGTGTATTAACAAATATATATCATCCCCCAGAAAAGAAAAAGTATTAGATTTCTATAATAAATTTGATGAAAGGTTAACTATGATGCCTGCTTCCCATAAAAAAGAATATCATAGTGCTTTTGAAGGGGGTTATTTTGATCATGTAAGAAGAGTAATTGAATGTATATTAAAAGTACATGAAGTTTGGGATTCTATGGGTTCAGATTCTACTACTTATACAATTGAAGAATTAATATTTTCAGCATTAAACCATGATTTAGGTAAAATGGGAGATGAAGAATATGAATCTTACATCCCACAAACAGATTCTTGGAGAAAAGATAAATTAGGAGAAGATTGGATGTTTAATACTCAATTAGAATTTGCATCAGTACCTGATAGAGGTTTGTTTTTACTACAATCTCATGATATAAAATATACATTTAATGAAATGATAGCAATTCAGATTCATGATGGACTATATGATGAAGCAAATAAAAAATATTTGATGGTTTGGGGACCCGAAGCAAAATTAAGAACTAATTTACCATTAATACTTCATCAAGCAGATTTAATGGCGGCAAAAATTGAATTTGATAATGAATGGATGGCAAAATTAAAAACTCCAAAAACAGCCTCAAAACCATTCTCCCTTGTTAAAAATACTAAAACCCAAGCTTTGGGTAATATTAAAAGTGATAAATTAAAAAATATTTTAAATTCAATATAATATGAATACTATTGGAATATTAATTACAATTATTATATTAATTACAATTATTGCTTTCTTTGTAATAAGAAACATGATATTAAAATTTGAAAATCAACAACAAATATTAGTATCATATTTTGAATATTTAAATAAAATATCAGGAATAATTGAGTTTTCCGATAAAAAATTAAAAGAAATAGATGTAAAAGGTCATTTTGAAGCTGACGATGAAGTTGGTTGGTTTTTTGAACAAGTAAAAAATATTCAAGAAATCTTAAATGATTTTCAAGTAAAACAATTATAAAAAATGGGCAATGTAGAATCGTTAGTAAAAAAAAACAAACCAAAATCAATAAGATATTTTACACAAGATACTGAGGATGCAATAGTATCTTATAATAATACTATTGATAGTGAGGAAAAAAATAATTTATATCAATCTAAAATTCATTATGCCTTTTTCAAATTAACTGAAAATATAATTCATACATTCAAATTTTATCATACAGAAGTTGATAATATTGAAGATTTACAACATGAAGTAATAATATTTCTATTATCAAAAATTCATCATTTTGATCCTACTAAAGGATATAAAGCATATTCATATTTTGGAACTATTGCTAAACGTTTTTTAATTTTAAGTAATGAAACAAATTATAAAAAGAAAATTAATAAAACAGAAATAGAAGAAATAGAAGAAAGTGAAGATTTTTCTTATGATATAGTCGATCTTGATTATCCTGAAGATAGATTATCTTTTTTTATTAACAATTATATAGATTATTGTACTAAGAACCTTAATGTCTTTTTCCCCAAACCCCAAGATGCAAAAGTAGCTGATGCTATTTTAGAATTATTTAGGAAAAGAGAAAATTTATTAATATTTAATAAAAAGGCTCTTTATATATATATAAGAGAAATAGTTGATGTAAAAACATTAAAAATAACCCAAATAGCAACTAAATTGAATAATATTTTTAAGAAAAATTACTTATTTTATTTGGAATATGGATATATAAAATTTAATTAAAATGGATAATTTAGAACTAGTAGTTTTTAATGGTAAAAAATTTTCAGATATTCTATCAGAAATTTATAATAACCAAAAAAAGAAAGAAAAACAAATAACATCACTTATAGATGAATTAAAACCATTAGTTAAAGATATTGGAGATGCTACTTTGGTAGTACCCTTATTAAAGGAATATTTAGATATTGGGGTAAAAAATGATGAACAATTAATAAAATTAGCTGGAATTATTCAAAGGATTGTACAAAATAAAAATGATGGGGGGGATTCGATTCTTACTGAGGAGGAAAGAAAACAAATAATGAGTGAAGTAGATAAAATAAAAAAATGAGACCTGAATATGGATTTAATTCAATTAATAAAAATTTAAATAATAAGAGTGATAATTTTTTAAATCAACTTTTAATAAAAAATTTAATATTAGCCGTTAGGGTTAAATCTATAGTTTTAGATGAAAATCATCCAAGATTTAAAGAAGTAGGAGAATGGAGTGGATTAGGGACTATTGAATATGATTTAGTTGAAACTCCATCACCCCAAAATCAAATTTTTTCCTTAGCTTCCCCATTAAATTCTAATATTAAAAATTATCCATTAGAAAATGAGATAGTTTATTTAATTAATTTCCCAAACAATAATTTAAATTTATCTTCAACTTCTAAAAATGCTTATTATATTAGTATTATAAATATTTGGAATCACCCACATCATAATGGGTACCCTGATGTTTTTGTTACTAATTTAAATAAAAATTATATTGAATCAAATTTGGGGAATAATCAAATTGAACCAAATAATTCTAAAAAAATTAAACTTGGTAATACATTTAAAGAAAAATCAAATATACATCCATTATTACCATTTGAAGGAGATATAATATTTGAAGGAAGATGGGGAAATAGTATAAGATTTGGAAGCACAGTAAAAAATAAACCAAATCAATGGTCTTTAAAAGGAGAAGATGGAGACCCAATAATCATAATAAGAAACGGACAAGGAAACCAATCAAAAGAAGGTTGGGTACCAATAACAGAAAATATAAATAATGATGATTCATCAATATATTTAACTTCAAACCAACAAATCCCTATTAATGATAATTATACTCCATATAATAGTTATCAAAACCCACCTATCTCAAACTCAAAATATTCAGGAAAACAAATAATATTAAATACAGGAAGACTTGTGTTTAATACAACTAAAGATCATATTTTATTTAATTCAGCAAATACTATAAATTTTAACTCTAATGAAGGAATAAATTTTGATACTAAAAAAAATATAATTACAAGTTCCAAAAAATTATATTTAGGGTCAAAAAATGCAACTGAACCTTTATTATTAGGAAACAAAACAGAACAATTACTTAAAACATTAATAAGTAGTTTACAATCATTTATGGATATTTGTTCTGGATTAGTTTCAACCCCAGTAGGATCTCCTTTAGGACCTTTAAATGTGGTTGCAGGAGAAGTTAAATCAATATGTCAAAATCTTAATAATAGTATTTCTGATATTAAATCTAAAGATAATTTTACAATATGATTGAAAATTTACAAAATATAGATTTAAATCTTATAAAAAAATCAATTACTAATGAGCAAAAATTAAAAGGAATATCTACTATTCCAAAACAAATTTCTCAAAAGGGGGATGAAATTCGTAAATTTTTAACCCCAGCAGCTGTTTCAATAGGAAAAGAATTAGGAATAGAAAATATTTTAACTCAAAAACCCAAAATCCCCGATATTTGTGTTTCAAACGAAAAAATTCTTAAATTAATTAAAAAACGAAATAATTTAGTTAAAAAACTAAATAATACAGAAAAAAAACTAAATAATTTAACTACTTCTTTAACAGGATTAACAACATTATTTACAGTATTATCAATTACTATTACTGGACTAGCAATATCTAAAACAGCAATAGAAGTAGCAGCATTAGTAATCCCTGTATCTCCAGGTGCTATTCCTTCAGGGTTAGCCTTATTAGAAGATATAAAAGGTCTTTTATTATTTGATGCAAATGGAAATCCAAGAGTTGCAAAATTATCTTCTATTTTAAATAGTGCTTCTTTATCAGTTTCTATTACGAGTGAATATGTAAAAGATTTATTGGATTTAATAAATTCATTAGATATAGTTTTTAAAAAATGTTCCCCTCCTTTTAGTGAACCTTTAGAAACTATCTCCCCCAATTTAGTATTAATACAACAAGTATTAAATAATAAAGACAAACTATCATACCAAACAATTTATAAAGGATTTATAATTGACATTGAAGAAGTTCCATATACAGATAATATAAAAAGAATTAAAGCAATAGGTAAAAATAATCAAGGAATTATTTTAATTCAAACAGAATTATCTTTCACAACAAATAAAAATACAGTTATAGAAGAATTAAAATTTCAAATAGATTCTAAGAATCTAAAAGCATACTAAAAAGTTTAACAAAATAATATTTATAAACATATGAAATCTGATTTATTAAAAAATTTACTAAAAGAAGTAGTAAGAGAAGCTTTTAAAGAAGAACTAAAGGATATAATTATAGAGGTTTTAAAATCTAATAATAATTCTTTAATTAATGAAAATAATCAAACCCCAATAAATAATAGAAATATTCCAAAAGTATTACCATCAAATAGAAGTAATACCTCAAGATTACATGAAGATAATGATCCCGAAGAAGTAAATTCTAAAGAAATTAGAAATATACTTTTAAACAAAATGGCTGTAAGAACCCCATTAAATGAAGGAGATAGATCAACATTTAATCCAAGAGGAACAGTAGATCCAATAAATGGAGAACTTCCACAAGGAAATGTTGGATTAGATCAAATAATGGGTTTATTAAATCCTGTTGTAAATGAGGGGGGAGATTAAATAAATGTCATATGGTGTAAAAAATATAAATCCCCTAGATACAACCCCAAGTGTTGCTATTGGAATTTCTATTCCCTTCAATTCACCTTCTGTTTTTAATCAAACATACATTACTAAAGATGCTATAAAGAATAATATTATTAATTTTTTCCTTACAAATAAGAAAGAAAGATATTTAAATACAAGATTTGGAGGGGATTTAAGAAATTTTATTTTTGAACAAATTGCTGATAATAATATTGATAATTTAAAAGAAAATATTCAATCTCAAATAACAACAAATTTTTTAAATTTAACTGTTAATACTTTTGATATTACAACAGATAATGATAAAAATACTATAATTATATCCTTTAGTTATAGTATTAATAATATGGGGATAAATGATAATATTACTCTTGAATTTAACTAAAAATGACAAATAAATCAATTTCATATATAAATAAAGATTTTTCTGAATTTAGAAATAATCTTATTAATCATATAAAAACTTATTTTCCAACATCATATAATGATTTTTCACCCTCAAGCCCTGGGATGATGTTTGTTGAATTGGCTTCATATGTTGGGGATGTATTATCATTTTCCCAAGATAATAAATTCCAAGAAACTTATTTACAATATGCAAGACAAACAAAAAATCTATATGATTTAGCATATATGTTTGGTTATAAACCCAAAACAACAGGTGTTGCTACTGCTACTGTTGATTTTTATCAAAAAATTCCTGCATTATTATCTGGTAGTACTTATATTCCTGATTTTACTTATTCATTATATATTGATCCTAATTCGGTTGTAAACTCCGCAATAAATAATAATATAAATTTTCTGGTAGAAGATCCATTAGATTTTTCAGTATCAAGTTCAATTGATCCTACTGAAGTAACTATATATGAAACATCAGCAGGGAACCCAACATATTTTTTATTAAAAAAATCAAGAAAAGCTATATCTGCTACAATCAATACAACAACTTTTAGTTTTAATAATCCTGAAAAATTTCCAACAATTGAAATAAATGATTCTAAAATTATAAAAATTTTAGATATAATTGATAGTGAAAATAATACATGGTATGAAGTTGATTATTTAGCCCAAGAAACAATTTTTGATATAATAAAAAATATAAATCCAAATGATCCTAATTTATATACAAATAATGCTGATACTCCTTATTTATTAAAATTAAAAAAAGTACAAAGAAGATTTACTACAAGATTTATTGATTCTGGTTCTTTACAAATTCAATTTGGTTCTGGAAATACAAATGATAATGATGAAAATATAATTCCAAATACAAATAATGTTGGATTAGGATTACCATCTGAAATATCAAAATTAACATCAGCATATTCTCCATCTAATTTTATTTTTACTAAAACTTATGGTATTGCTCCTTCAAATACAACTCTAACAGTTAGATATTTAACAGGGGGAGGAGTTGAATCTAATATTCCAGCAAACGATTTAACTACATTAGATGGTACTGTTAAATTTTTAAACAATAATTTAACCACTGTTACTGCTCAAAATATATTTGATTCATTAGCAATTTCAAATCCTGAAGCAGCAAATGGAGGAAATGATGGTGATTCAATAGAAGATATAAGATTAAATTCTTCAGCAAATTTTTCATCACAATTAAGAAATGTAACCCCTGATGATTATTTAATAAGAGCATTAAGTTTACCTCCAAAATTTGGAGTTATAGCTAAAGCTTTTATACAACCAACCCAAATACAATATAATCAATCTAATGCAATTTTAGATTTATATATTTTAAATTATGATAATAATAAAAGATGTACTTTAGCTTCTAATGCTTTAAAACAAAATCTATCAACTTATTTATCACAATATAGAATGATTAATGATTTGGTTAATATTAAAGATGGTTTTATTATTAATATAGGAGTTAAATTTGATATAATTATTCTTCCTGAATTTAATAATAATGAAGTATTAGTAAGATGTATTACAGCTTTAAAAGATTATTTTGATATAGACAAATGGCAAATTAATCAACCTATCAACTTAAGAGAGATATATATTCTTTTAGATAAAATAAAAGGAGTAGAAACAGTAAAAAATATAGAAATAACAAATAAAGTTGGGACAGGTTATTCTCAATATGCTTATGATATAACAGCTGCTACTAGAAATAATATTATTTATCCAAGTTTAGATCCAAGCATATTTGAATTATTAGATAAGGATAATGATATAGTTGGTAGAATTAGTAATTTTTAATAGTTATAATATATGAGTATTTTCAAAATATTTCCCGAAAAAGATGCTACTATTTATTCTTTATATCCTAATGCAAATACTGGATTAGATGAGATTATTGAAAGTACATTAACAACATCCCCCCCAACAGACCCTGATCCCAACACAAGTAGGTTTTTAATAAAATTTCCAACTTCTGATATTAATGATGTAATAAATAATAAAATATCATCAAGTTTAACTTGGTCTGTTAATCTAAAAGTATATCAGGCAAATATACAAGGATTAAATCTTGATACTGTATTAGAATGTTTTCCAATATCTGGATCTTGGGGTATGGGAACAGGAAAATATTTAGATGAACCTGAAACTACAAATGGAGTAAGTTGGAATTGGAGAACATATTCAGGTAGTAATTATTGGACAACTTCAAGTTTTACACAATGTGTAACAGCATCTTTTTCAAGCTCAGTAACAGAAGGAGGAGGAACTTGGTATACAGGTTCAAACACAGCTTCATTTAATTCAAATACATTCCCTATAACTCAATCTCAATTATTATCATATGCCAGTACAAAAGATATTGATATGAATGTTACTAATATTATCAAAGCATGGGTAACAGGAGCTTTTGATAATGAAGGTTTTATATTAAAACAACAATTAGAATTTGTAGATAATCATAATTATCAACCATCATTAAAATTCTTTTCTATTGACACTAATACTATTTATCCACCCCAACTAGAATTTAAATGGAGAGATTATAATTTTACTACTGGTTCTTCTTCAAATACAATAATTAACACAACCCCATTAATAATAAACATAACAGAAAACCCAGGATTTTTTTATAGTGGAAGTATTAATAGATTTAGAATTAATGCAAGGCCACAATATCCTATTAGGGTTTATCAAACTCAATCTGTTTATACTAATAATTATTATCTCCCAACAGCATCATATTATGCTATAAAAGACCTAAAAACAAATGAATTTATAATTAATTTTGATTCTACTTATACCCAAATAAGTGCTGATTCAACAAGTAGTTATTTTGATATTTATATGTCGGGGTTAGAACCAGAAAGATACTATGAGATGTTAATAAAAACCACAGTAAATGGTTCAACAACGGTTTATTCAAATAATTATTATTTTAAAGTTATAAATGGTTGAACAAATAAAACTTGCTAAAAAAGTATTCGATAAAGGAAAATATAAAAAAATAATTGATACAAAATTTACTCAATTAATTAATATTTCAACATCAAATACTTCATCAATCCCTTCGATTGATGATTTCTTTTCATTTTATAAAGAATTATTCTTTGAAATACCTCAACTAGGAGAATCCAATTCTCATGAGTATATTGTAAAAACAAGTGGAGATTATATTAATATAGAAAATTCAAATGAAGAAATACAAGCTCTAATAGATGAAGTAACCCAATTAAGACAAGAAAACATTGATTTAAATAAAAAAATAGCCACCCTTCCACTCCCTAAATGAGTAATATAGTTACCATAAAAAAAATAGATCCTAATAATTTTTTACTTCAAGATTATACTTCTGAAGATGAAATTTTAATTCCCAATTTTAATAAAGAGTTAAATTTTAATCCAAATGAAGATTATTTAGAATATTTTATATATGATTTAAATAATACTTTATTATTTTTTAATATTGATGGGTATAATAACTATAAATTATCAGATAATCAATTAATAATTGATCCTGAAAAGGATATAAAATTAAATGAATTTAATATAGGGTCTTTTTATACTTTATATAATTTTTTAAAACATAAATTATATTCATCCCCAACCCAAACATTTTACATTGAAGAAATAAGTTCAGATAGAACTGAAATTAGATTAAATACAACTAAAATTAATAATAAAGATGTTGTAGAATCTGTTAGTATTCTTCAAAAAGAAATTGAAGATTCAAAAGGAAATTATAAAGATTTTTATTTAAATTTTGGAAATAATAATTTAATCATTGCTACTAATATATTATTAGATAATGATAATATTAAGGACCCTTCAGTTTTAATAAAATTATATGAACCCCTTCCTAATAATTTTTCTATAAAAAATGAATGTTGGGTTGTTGAAAAAATTTCAGAATCAAATGCTTATTATATTAATATAAATGAAATTTTTGATTCAACAAGTGATAATATAAATTTAAGAGGTCCTAATTTTAATTTAAATATTCAAGACCAAATAAATAATACCAGTGATTATTTATCTTATAATACATTAATTTCAACAAATAATTCACAAGGTTCTGGTAGTTTAAAAAATCAAATTGATTCTATATTAGAGGAAAAAGGTATTGAAATAAATATAGATCATACTGATTATGAAAACTTTATATTTTTTTCATCTGCATTAACAAGATTAGAAAATTTTTATTATAAATTATCTTTAATTGAAGAATTTACTTATAGTTCAAGTTTATCAAGTGGTACTTCTACTAATTATTATGTTTCTTCAAGTAATTTAATATATCAAAATAAAATTAATGAAATAATATCTAATTTTGATAATTATGAATATTTTTTATACTATGATTCTGGAAGTAAAGCTTGGCCTAAATCTAATTCAACCCCACCATTTGTAAATTATCTTACAACTTCCACTTCAGGATCAAATTTTTTAGTAACCCAATCTATTAGTGCTTCTTCATTTGATAATGGTAATGTTAATGCTTTAATAAATGCTATTCCAGATTATTTAAGGGAAGATTCAAATAATGATAATTATATATTATTTGTAGAAATGATTGGTCAACATTTTGACAACATTTGGATTTATTTAAAAGATATCCCAAATAAATTTGATGCAGATAATAGAATTAATTATGGTATTTCTAAAGATCTTATAACTCAAACTTTAAAAGAGTTTGGGGTTAAAATTTACCAAAATAATTTTAGTACAAATAATTTATATTCTGCTTTATTAGGTATAACACCTTCAGGTAGTTTATTCAATTTACCTTTTACTACAGGCTCATTACCAACCCCAACAGAATATGAATATATAAATAATTATATAACTTCTTCTTATTCAACAAGTTCTCTTCCTTCAGTAGAAGACATAAATGTTGGAATATATAAAAGAATTTACCATAATTTACCTTATTTACTTAAGAAAAAAGGTACAACAACAGGTTTAAAAACATTAATAACACTTTATGGGGTTCCTGATACTATTTTAGATATTAATGAATTTGGAAACCAATCAACAATAGACCCAAACAAATATGATTATTGGTATAATAAATTTAATTATTCTTTTGATACACCCTCAAATAGTAATGTAACAATACCATGGATTCCTTTATCCTCTAGTCTACTTTATCCCAAAGCAGTAGAATTTAGATTCAAAACTCCAGGCTTACCAACAAGTTCAATTCCATATAGTCAATCTCTTGTTAATTTTAGTAATAATGAATTTAATCTAATTTTAGAATATACAGGGTCTGGAAATTCATCAGGATCATATTCTGGATCAATTATAGATCTTAATTATCAATATGCTACATTGAAGTTTTATCATTCCTCTTCAAATTCTTCTTGTAGTGTATATTTACCTTTTTATGATGGAGATTGGTGGAGTGTATTAATAAATGCAAATAGTGGTTCATCAAATACAACATATACTTTATATACAAAAAATAAAATATATAATGGAGATGATGGTTATTCAATAGGATTTCAAGCATCTTCAAGTTTTTCATCAAGCAAACATTGGAACCAAGGTGGGACAGGAAGTTTATATTTAGGTTCAAGTGGAAGTTCAATTATTAATTCAAAAACATATACAAAATTTTCAGGATCATTCCAAGAATTTAGGTATTATAATACCATTTTAAGTGAAAGTAAATTTAATGATTATGTAATGAATCCATATTCCATATTAGGAAATATGACTTCAGGTTCACAATCTTCTTTTAATATATTATCATTTAGAGCATCATTAGGAAGTGATTTATATACAACAAGATCAAGTTCAATCCATCCTTCTATAACTGGTTCTTTACCAGTAACTCAATCTTTTAGTACAGGAAATAGTTTATTTACATTTACAGGTAGTTATACTTTCCAACCAAATAAAGAAATAATTTTTGAAAATTCATTTCCAACAGGTATAAAAAATAAAGTTAGTAAAAGAATTAGAAACAAAAATTTAATAATTCCTTATAGTAGTAGTGATAATAATGTTCCTAATTCAAATGTATTATCTCCATTTTTATCAATACAACAATCAATTCCTGTAAGTTCATCTTATACAAAAAATATAAATTATATTGAAGTTGGTTTTTCACCTCAAAATGAAATAAATAAAGATATAATTGAACAATTAGGATATTTTAATATTGGGGAATATATTGGAGACCCAAGACAAATTTCTCAATCTTTAAATTATTATCCTGAATTAAATAAATTAAGGGATGGATATTTTTTAAAATATATAAAAAATTATAATATTTGGGATTATATAAGAATTATTAAATATTTTGATAATTCATTATTCAAAATGATTAAAGATTGGATTCCTGCCAGAACAAATGCTTCAACAGGAATTATAATAAAACAACATTTATTAGAAAGAAATAAATATCCTTTACCTCAAACATCAATTTCTACAAGTTTTGCAATAGTAGGACATTCTTCTTCAAGTATATTTAATATACCTTATGGAGATAAAAATATAATTTTAACAGGTTCAACAAACCAAACTCCAGGATTATTATATGATCAAAAAATATATACTTCCTCTTTAAGTGATCCTCTAAGATTAGAAACAATAACAAGTAGTCAGGCAGGTTTATTTCCAAATTTAAATGATCAAACTTCTTCATTAGATTTTATTGTAAATGTTACTCAAAGTTGGATAGGAATAAATCAAACTCCTAGTGGTGCTTTATCTTTTACCCAAAACACTCAAGAAGAGTTTTATAATGGAGAATTAAGTGGCTCAACAATAACAACAACAACTCAAAGTTTAAATATAACTGGTTCATTTGATCCTTTGTATGATTCCATGTTAAATAATGTTTCTGAATCTAACTCTCAATCTTTATTTATGGATGTTGATTATAGAACAAGCCAAATCCAACCAGTTAATTTTAATGCAATTATAAATAAAACAGCAAGAGGGGCAAATGTTCAAAATTCAAATTACACTCTTTTAAGAAATATTCTTCCAAGATATTCTGGTTCAAAAGTTCATAGTATAGATTATAATATATATACTCCATCAAGTTCTTTTAATATTTCTGCATCTAAATTTGGATACACTGGTTCTTGGGGGGGTGATAAATCATTTGGTAAAAATTCAGTAATAGATGTTTATAAATCATTTGGTTTATATTTTAATGGAGGAACAGGTTTATCTCCTGAATTACCAAGGAAAACATCTTTTGCAGTATTATTTATGTTTGATGGAGAAGGAAATATATATGACCCATCCTTATCAGGTTCTTATTATGATAATTTTTTATTTAATTTTGGAAAAGACAATAAAGTAAATGTTACTTTAAAAGATTTATCTTTTGTACTACCTACAACGGTTGCAGCTGTAGTTGGGGAAAAAAACATTCATCACCCTCAATCAGGTATTGTTTCACCTTTAACAACCCAAACAAGTTCATTATTTATTTCATCTTCAATGACATTTGATAATGGTATTATATCAACTCAAATAAATTTTCCATTTTTTACTACAGGTTCAAATTCAAAATCAGTTTTAACAGCATCATCAACTTTATCAAATAATATCCTAATCCCAAATATAACTTCCTCAATAGAATTACATTATCAAACAACAACAGCAGGAAACAGAATAGGATTTAGTACATATCCTGATGTATTAATTCCAGCAGGTTTTAATCAATATGATATAATAAGATTTAATTCAGGATTTGTTGATTATAGTCAGGATTATTTAATAATGAGTTCATCAGTTAGTGCAAGTTTAGTAGTTATATTTTTAAATAAAGAAATAACAGGTAGTACTACATCCCCAACAGTTAATTTAAATACCTTTACTTCTTTAAGATATTTACCTTCACCTAATAATATTATGTTAGATATAGATAAACCAGCTTTGGCCGTTACAGGAAAAGGATTTATATTACCTCAGTATCCATCCCCTACATTTAGTAAAAATTTACCAAACATAATAAAAGATTTAACCGAAAAAAATCAAATTTAATAATATTTATAATAAAATAAAAATATATGGCTTATCTTAATAATACCCTTGTTAGTATTGATGCTATTTTAACTTCCAAAGGTCGTGAATTATTAGCAAGAGGAGATGGTTCCTTTAAAATAACACAATTTGCATTAGCAGATGATGAAATTAATTATCAATTGTATAATACTTCCCACCCATCAGGATCTGCATACTATAATGAAGCTATAGTTAATATGCCTTTACTTGAAGCTTTCCCACAAGAAACTCAAGCAATGAAATATAAATTAACTACATTACCACGTGGAACAGCAAAATTACCAATTCTAGATTTAGGATACAGTTCAATTATTTTAAAACAAGGAGCATCATTAGCAATAACTCCTCAAACATTAAATTATATTGGAGGAAATACTTTTGAACAAGATGGATATACAGCAACCATTTCAGATGTAAGATTAATGAGTACATTTGAAGGCGTAGGTATTAACACACCTCAAGCCCAAAACTTAAATTCAACAAATTCTATAGGAACTATTGTTTCTAAAACGGTAATAGGAACAACAATTAATTTACGTGCAACAACAATTAATACTTTATTTGGAGCAAATACTTCACTTTATGCAACATTAACTGTTGTAGGAAGATCAAGTGGAGCTCGTATAACTATACCAATAACAATTACAAAAGTATCATAATTAAAAAACTAAAATGTCATATAAAAGATTAGATCCAGAAGATATAGTAATAAGTTCAGATTCAATAACAGCAACTTTATGGTCTGGAGGATTAACAGAATTAACAGGTTCTTCTCCTGGTTATTTTTTCACTTCATCAACACAAGAAGCAAGTTCTGCAGGAAGTTTTTATTTAAATGTATTCCAAACAGGTTCTACAGCTTCAGGTTCAGCAGTTCAATTTGCTATTGCATATGGAAATAAAGTAGGATCAGGTAGTGTTTGGTATAATTCAGCAATTTCAGGTGCTTCTCCAACCAAAACAATTTATGGTCAATACCAAAATTTAGTAATTGGAGATGAAAATACAGATTTTATATTTGGTTCCATAACTGCTTCAGAATTTTGGGCTTTATCTATTGATAGAACCAGATATAAAGAAAAATTATTCCCAGGATCTCTAACTTTAAGAATTTCTGGAGGTTTAGGAGTAACAACATTAACTGATAATAGTCAATATACAACAACATTACAATTTAACGAAGCTGGAAGAGTATTTCAATTAATAAGTGGATCAGCTGGTGTAAGAACTTCAAACACACAATCTTTAACATCAAATGGTTACAGTGCAAATTCAGGATCTTATGGTTGGTTTTTACCAGATATAGGAACTATAATTTTAAATCCATTAGCTTTAAGAGATGTTCAAATAAGTGGAGGTGTAGGATTATTTTCATCTACAGGTTCTAATACAAATGCAAATAATAATAGAATATTATATAATGCAATAAGTGCAAGTGGAAAATTTGGATTAAATAGTGAAGAAACAATTACATCACAATATGTTTTTGTAAGAGCAAGAAATGCAGAATTTAATTATTCTGAAAATCCAAGTTTTATTTCAGGTTCAACTGGAGAAGTATTATATGATGATTTTATTAATAATCCTCAAGTATTTATTACAACTGTTGGTTTATATAATGATAATAATGAATTGTTAGCTGTATCTAAATTATCAAGACCTCTTACTAAAGATTTTTCAAAAGAAGGATTATTAAGAATTAAATTAGATTACTAAAAATTCCATTGAGTGTATTTAAAAACTTTCAATCATCTGATATAATAGTTTCCCCATTAGAGGTAAATAAGGCATTTTCATTTATAGGAGCTAATAATTTAACATCTTCAGATGTTGGTATAGATAGGTTTTTAGGCCAAAATATAACTGAATCTCTATTTACATTAAATGATCCTACAACAGGCCAAGTTTCTTCACAATACCAAAGATTAATATATAATTCAGTTAAACAATTATATTATTCAAATTATTTAACTTCTAGTTATGGTGATCCTATAAATACAGCAAGTATATTTCCTGGTAGAGATATTGAAGGAAATAAATTAGTAGGATATCAAAATAATAGTTTATATGAAAATTATTTACAATCAGATATAACATTTCAACGTTCATTTCATACTGCTTCAGATTCTATTTTAGGTGTAATATCAATACCCTCTAAATTATATGGAACACAAATTAAACCAAAATCATTCATAATCTCTTCAGATAGTGGAAGTATTTCAGATGATGGAGAAGGAAATTTAATTTTAGCTTCAAACTCAAGTATAATTGGAAATATTATTTATTCTCATGGGTTAGCAATTATAAATGGAGGTCTTGCTGGAGGTTATGGAGCCGCAATATATGGTATTTCGCTTTACGGAGGAATATCTATAAATTCTTTTATTACAAATTTTATTACATCATCTAATATTACTTGTTCCTTTTCAAGTAGTTTTAATATATATGAAACACAATATAAATGTACTATAAGAGAAAATGAATTTAATATGTCATTAAACCCCAGTATAATATCTGGAAGTAATGATGGAACTATTTACAATTTTGTTACTGGATCAAATTTCCATCCCCACATAACATCAGTTGGATTATATAATGATGACCAGGAGTTATTAGCCATTGCTAAATTATCATCCCCATTACCAGTTTCTCCTACAACAGATACAAATATAATAATATCATTAGACAGATAAAAATATGTGGATTTATAAAACAAAACAAATAACAAATATATCTGAACTTCCAATTAATACTTTTGGATTTGTTTATTTAATAAAAAACCTCCAATCAGGAGAATATTATATTGGTAAAAAACAATTAATATCTCGAGTTAATAAAAAATTAGGTAAAAAAGAGATTGCAAATTTACCAATTCAAAGAGGAAGAAAACAAACAAAAAGATTAATTGAAACAGAATCAAATTGGCTTGAATATTGGTCAAGTTCTAAAATATTACAAGAACAAGTAAAAAAACAAGGACCAGATAATTTTTCAAGAGAAATATTAGAATTTGCTCATAGTAGTAAACATTTAACTTTTTTAGAAGTAAAGCATCAAATTATAAATAGAGTATTAGAAGATAAATTATCATTAAATGATTCAATTCTAGGAAGATATTTTAAAAAAGATTTAGAGTTTTAAATTAGGAGTCTAAAAATAAAAACATTATATTGTTCCATATATAATGGTTAATCAAATCTTATTAGAAGAAATTCAATCAATATTAGGTAAAGGGATAAAAACTGCAAGAGGAAATTATAAATTTAACTGTTTTAAAATACACAAAAATGGATTACATGATACAACTCATAAACTTGAAATTTGTTTAGACCCTACTTTACCTCATTATCAGCATTCCCATTGTTGGAGTTGTGATTTAAGATCAAAAAAATTAATATCTCTAATAAAACCATTAAATATAAATCCAGATAAAATACAGCAATTAAAATTAATACTTTCAGATGAAAATACAAATGATTCAAATATACAAAATATATCTATTAATTCAATATCACTTCCAACAGAATATATTTCCCTTATTAAAGATTCTAATAGCGTTCTAAGAAAACATGCTATGTTTTTTTTAAAAAATAGAAATATAACAGAAAATGATATAATAAAATATAATATAGGTTATTGTGAGGAAGGTAAATATAAAAACAGAATTATTATACCTTCATATGATAATATGGGTGAATTAAATTATTTTATAGCTCGTAGTTTCAATGATGAAAATGAAAGATATAAAAACCCACAAATATCAAGAAACATAATTCCTTTTGAATTTTTTATTAATTGGAATTTACCTATAATAATAGTAGAAGGTGCTTTTGATATGATTGCTCTTAAAAGAAATACTATTCCTTTATTAGGTAAAAATATTCAAGATGGATTAATGAAAAAAATAATTCAATCTAATGTTAATAGAATATATATTTGTCTTGATAAAGAATTAATAAAAAAATCACTTAAATATTGTGAAGAATTAATAAATGAGGGTAAAAAAGTATATTTAGTTGAATTAAATGAAAAAGATCCAAGTCAGATTGGGTTTTTAAAAATGACAAATATTTTACAAACAACAACATCATTAACATTTTCAAAATTATTAGAAAAAAAATTTCAATATGGCTAAAAGAAATATTAAATATTCATACAACAGAATATTAGAAATATCAGAAGACTTCAAGAAAGTAACCTTGCCTGATTCTCGTTATTACCTTCGTAATGGAGAATATTATCCAAGTGTAACTTATGTTTTAAATTGGTATCCAAAAGGAATTCATTATGAAAAATGGTTAAAACAAGTAGGATTTGCCTCAGAATATATTGTAAAAAAAGCCCAAGAAGATGGAACGGAAGTACATGAATTGGTAGAATTATATTTAAATGGGGAAGAATTACATTTTTTAAGTCCAAAAGGTATCCCTCAACATGATCCTGAAGTATGGCAAATGTTTTTGAGATTTGTTGATTTTTGGGAAGAATATAACCCAAAATTAATTGAAACCGAAGTCCATTTATTTTCAGATGTACTTAAAATAGCTGGAACTTGTGATTTAATTTGTGAAATTAATAATGAATTATGGGTTATAGATTTAAAAACGGGTAATCAATTACACTTAACAAATGAATTACAAGCCGCTGTTTATTCTCAATGTTATAAGGAATGTTATGGAAAAGAAGTTCATAGAAAAGGATTATTATGGTTAAAATCATCTACAAGAAAGTTTTCCAAAGGTAAAATACAAGGAAAAGGATGGCAAATGATTGAATCTTCAAGATCCCAAGATGAAAATATAGAAATTTTCAAAACAGTAAGAAAATTATTTGATTTAGAAAATCCATTATCAGCCCCAATATTTAAATCTTTCCGAACTATAGTGAAAAGAGATTTATAATATTTATAACAATAATAATATAAATTGGATAATTTAAATCAAATATTAAATGAAGGGGGAAATGTGTTTGGTAATACTTCTTCAATTAAAAAAGAGCACATACAACCCACTCTTAATGCATTTGTTAAAGAATTAAAAAAATTATATCCAAAAGTAGATTTTAAGTTTGATCCTTTAGGTTCTGTTGGTAAAAAAGATATATCTGGAGATATTGATTTAGGTATGAGTGTTGAATCCTTTTTAACTAAAGAAGGAGAACCATTATTAAATAATTGGAATGTTAAAGATACTGAATTTGACCCTTTATATGATTCAATAAAACAAAGATCAAGAACATCTACTGATGTTCAAAATAAAACAAAAGCATTTCTTGAAATAATATCAAAGGATATAGATTCTAAATCAACTTTGATAGACACAAACCCAAAATCATCAGGTTTTGGGATCTTATTTTGTGTATTTCCCCAATATGATGAAAATGGAGAACAAACAGATAAAACTGTTCAAATAGATATTAATATTGGTCATTTAGATTGGTTAAATTTTAGTTATGGCAATCGTGCTTATACAGAACATAATATAAAAGGATTACATAGAGGTCAATTGGTTTTGGCTATGTTTAATGTTTTGGGATTAGTTTTTAATCACAATAAAGGAGTAAAAGATAAATCAACAGGAAAATTTATAACAACAGATCCAAAAGAGGCAATTGATGTTTTAAATGAAAAATTTAAAATTAATCTTACAAGAGATATAATAGATGATTATTTTAAATTAAGTAATTATTTAATTGAGAATCTTGATAAAGAAACATTAAATAAACTTTTAGATGTTTATCTAACAATTATAGATAAATCAGCTCCAAAGGCAGATGTTCCCCCCAATTTACAAGATTATTGGAAAAAAAATAAAGAACGTCTTGGATTAACAGGAAAATATTTACCTGATGATTCTAAATTAAAATTAAAAGAATCAAAACCACTAACAGGTTTTACAAAATATTTAGTAGAATCATTTTTAAAAGAAGCTAATAAAAAAGAATCAATAGCTATGATTCCTGGTGGAATGAAACCACCCACAATTAATCATTTTTATATTGTAAATGAAATTTCAAAAAGACCTGAAATAGATAAAGTATTAATATTTATAGGTTCTAAGGATAGAGATGGGATTACGGCTCAAAATAGTTTGGATATATGGAATATTTACAAAAAACATTTAAATAATAAAGTTATATTTAAAATATCTACTATATCCCCAGTAAGAGAAATTTATGAGTATTTAGAAGGAAATCCTGAAAATTTTTATTTTTTAGTGTTTGGTAGAGAAGAAGATAGTGGAAGATTTAAACAAGCAGAAGAAAAATATGATAATATAAAAATAATTAACTTCCCAGATTTAGGTAAGGATAATTCTATAAGTGGAACTAAAGCAAGACAAGAAATTATAAATAATAATTTTGATGCTTTCCAAAAATTCATGCCTGTAGAATTAAATAATGATGAAAGAAAACAAGTATGGAATATTGTTTCTAAAACAAAAATAACAGAAATAATACCAGGGGGTTTATCTCAAAATAAAACTTTAAAAGATATATCAAAACATCACAATACTCCATTATCAAATTTATTAATCCAACTTACAAAAGGAATTAATGTAGAATTAGAACATACTACGGACAAAGAAATTGCAAAAGAAATTGCTATGGATCATTTATGGGAAGATCCAATTTATTATGATAAATTATCTAATATAGAAAATGATACAATAAATGAAGGGGCTTATGATACAATTACAAATAAAGTATCATCTGAAATGTTTAATTTTTGGAAAAAAGAATTTGAAAATAACCCAAGCAATAAAAAAATTATATTTGAAAAATATTATGAATTACAAAATTCTAAAGGTCATTTAATAAATTTTCAATGTTTTGGTAACTTTATTTTAAGTAAAAAACAACCATTTACTCAAATGGATGGTCTTTATGAAGATGAAGGACCTATGATAACCATCAATTGTTGGATAAATCCTAAAAACTTACCCGAAGAATGGTATGATATTTCAATGGAAATAAAAAGCACTATAAGGCATGAAATTGAACATTTAACACAATTTACTCATAGTACTATTCCTAATAAAAAAATGGAAGATGATACAAAAACTCGCAATAGATCAATTAAAAAATCAGGCGAAGTTAAAAAATCATATTTTAAACTTAATACTGAAGTAGATGCTTTTTTACAAGGTTTATATTTAAAATCTAAAAAATCAAAAACACCATTTAAAGAACTTGTATATGATACTTTAAAATCTTATAATTTAAAAGATAAACAAATTCAAAATATTCTTAAAAAATGGCAAAAAAGAATTCCTGCATTAAGTTTACCTTCTCTTTATGAGTCTGAAGAAATTAAAGAATACAAAAACAAAACTGAATTAAATCCCCAAGTATGGGAAAATGGACAAATTAAGCCAAAATTAAGAGAAGCATTATTAAAAATAGCTAATGTTTTTTATGATAGTTTAGAAACACAAATACCATTAGAAGATATATTATTAATTGGTAGTTCAGCAAATTACAATTGGACTGAATTTAGTGATATAGATTTACATCTTTTATTAAATTATGGGGAACAAGAAGATCCTGAATTATTAAAAAATTATTTTAATTCTAAAAAAGTTGAGTTTAATACAAAATATCAATTAGAATATAAAGAACACCCAGTTGAAGTTTATGTTCAAGATACAAATGAACCAAATGCTGCTCAAGGTATTTATTCAATATTAAATAATACTTGGTTAAAAGAACCTCCTAAAGAATCTGTTGAAGTTTCTGATGAAGAAATTAATAAAAAAACACAACCAATAATAGATAAAATTAATAATTTTAACGAAAATACAACTGTTGAACAAATTAAACAATTAAGAGAAAGAATTGCTCAATTAAGAAAAAATGGATTAGAAGCAGAAGGAGAATATTCTGTTGAAAATTTAGCTTTTAAACGTTTAAGAAATGAGGGTTATTTGGAAAAATTATCTAATTTAACAAAGGATAAAACAATACAAGGATTTGGTTTAGACCAAATTAATGAAGTAGGGGAAGGTAACATAAAACCATATCCTACTTCAATTATGAAACAGGAGGATTATGAAAAAGAAATTAAATTTATATCTGATTCAGGATTAGATTATAGAATAAATTTAGATGGTTGGTCTAATTATTTAACTGTTAGTTTTTTGGTTAAAGACGAAGATGTTAAAGAAACAAATAAAGGAGAATTATTTAAAATAATGTCTACTGTTGTACATGAAATTAAAAAATATATTAATGACAATTCAAATATTCTTAATATAATTTATACTCCTTCTGATAAGAAAAATTCCACAAATAATTTGGATAATCAAAGGGATAAATTATATAGAGCATACATAAATAAAATAATACCTGGAGGAAAATTTAAAACTATTGGAACAACTGTAATGTATACATTTCCAAAAATAAAAAATATTAATGAATCTGAAAAAGAATTAAATGTTCAAGATATTGTTTATAAACAAGATCCTAATTTATTAAAAGAAGGTATTAAAAAAGAAATAATATTTTTACAATCTATGTTACCTCAACTCCAACATAGTTTTGGGGGCAAAGAAAAAAGAGAAACATTTTGGAATTTTATAAAAAATTTAAAAGGTAAAATTAAAAGAGTACCATTAAATTCAATATTCCCTACCCAAGCTGGTAAAGATTATGAAAATAATAGTTCAATAGAAGAAGCCAAAGAATTTGAAAAAATAAAAAACGGAGAATTAAATGTAAATGATATAAGAAAAAATAATTATTTTCCATTATTAATAAATAGTAATACTGATAAAATAATAGATGGAAACCACAGACACTATGCTTTAACAAAGAATAAAGAACCATATGCTGTATGTTTATTTGTTGATATCCCCTCTCAATACTTGGATGAATTATATTCAAACCATGGAGAAATGATAAAAGATAGACATAAAAAAACAATTAATGAAACTATAGATTATGGTAAAGCCTTAATCTCAATGGCTGCTCGTAAAGATCCTGATAAAATAACAAATTTAGGAAAAGAATACTTACAAGAATTAGATAAAAATGAAATTGAATATTGGGCAAATCATTTCAATATTTTTAATAAATTAAAAAATAATCCTGATGAAATATTTGATGAATTAAAATTACAATTAAGAGGAAAACAATTAGAAGCCTTAATATATTTTTATGAATTTCTAAAACAAGATAAATCTCAACCTCTTAATGAAGGTCAAATCCAAATTAAAGATCCTAAAATCCAAGAATATATAAATAAAGCCTTAGATTATGCTTGTAATGAATTAAAAACACCAAAACCAAAACTAAAATTAATGGATGAAGAATATTCATCAGAATATAAAAGTTTTGCAGGGTTTAATCCATCTAATAATGAAATATATTTAGTTACTAAAGGGAGAAATTTGGCTGATTTAACAAGAAGTTTGTTCCATGAACAAGTCCACCACTCCCAAAATTTAAAAGGAGAATTAAAACCAGGAGCTGGTAAAGATGGAGATAAATGGGAAAATGAAGCTAATTCAAAAGCTGGCTCAATGATGAGAAAGTTTGGACGTGAAAACCCTGAAATATTTACAATATTTTGTTAAATCATGGTATTATATGTATATGTGTTAACCATGTATTAAATACGCTGTAAGACACGTAAAATACATAAATTTGGAGAATATAGAACAATATATTATATTTAAGGGAATAAATGATTAGTTTAATGGAAATATATAATCAAAATCGATATAATATTTTTTGTGATATTGATGGTGTGTTAGCAAATTTTAATAAAAAATATAAAGAACTAACAGGTTACAATTCTGAAGAATATGAAAAATTTGATAAGAACAAATTTTGGAAACCTGTTGATAAAATGGGTGTGGAATTTTGGTCTACTTTAGAATGGATGCCTGAAGGAAAAGAATTATGGAAATATATTAAAAAATATAGACCAAAATTATTAAGTGCTCCATCCCAACATCCTACATCAAAAATAGGGAAAAAGATTTGGGTAAAACAACATTTACAAAATGTTGAATTAATATTAGTTCCTGCTGTTGAAAAACAAAAATATGCTTCTTCAAATTCAATATTAATTGATGATTTTAAAAAGAACATAGAACAATGGAAAAATGCAGGTGGGATTGGGGTATTGTATAAAAATACACAACAAGCAATAAATGAATTAAATAAGTTAGCTAATCGGGTGACTGATAGTCCAGAACTTGGTTTAACTAAATTTAAAACTAAGTATAGTTTTGAATGCTATGACAAACATGGTAATTTAAAGTGGACTGATTCATTCGAAAATTTAGTTGTAACAGAAGGTTTAAATCTTTTAATTACTAATTCTTTTAAAACAATACCAGGTAGTGTAACTTGGTTTGTTGGATTAAAAGGTTCTGGTACTGTCGTTGCTGGTGATACTATGTCATCTCATGCTGGGTGGTCTGAGGTTACTACCTATGACGAAGCGAATAGGCCAGGATTTACTGCTGGAACTGTAGCGAGTGGTTCAGTGAATAATTCTGCTGCTAAAGCAGTATTTACTATTAGTGGTACAGTAACAGTGAATGGTGCATTTTTAACCTCGAATAATACTAAAGGTGGTACTACTGGAAGTTTGTATGGCGCTGGTGACTTTGGTTCCCCTAGGAGCTTAGTTGACAATGACGTACTAAATGTTCAAGTGGATATCACTGCTACAGCAAGTTAAAACGTAACCTACGTTATAGGTGCAATAAAGGAAACATGGAAGATATTAAGACTACTGGGACAGACCAGGCTGATGTAAAAGAAGTTAAGCTAACACAAGAGCAGCTTGATAATATTATCAAGAATGCTATGGGCCGTGCTGGTAAAGAATACCGAGACGCTGCTGAAACGGCCAGCGCAAAACTGAAGGAGTACGAGACAGAACTTGAGGAACTAAGAAAATTCAAGACTGACAAGGAAACTAAGGTTGGTGAGACTACTGATCTTGAAGCATTGAAGGCGCAGCTTGAAGAGATGAAAAAGGCTAATCAAACTGTGAACCAGATGCTTGAAAGGATCAAGCGAGAAAAGGAAGATACTGAGAAAACTTTATCTGCTACTAAGACTGACGCTATAAATATTCGTAAACGAGTAGCTATGCAGGACGCGGCATCCAAAATTGGATTCTTTGATCCTGAGGATGTACTAAATCTAACTGATCGTTTTGTTATATTTGATGGTAAGGATATTTTAGTAGTTAATGAAAATGGTACTACTCGAATGAATACTCTATATGAGAATATGAGTCTTGAAGAGTTTTACAAAGAGTATGCAGAAAAG